CGTCGATGTCTGTGCAGCAAGTTCAGGACAAGCTCATGAGCATGCCGCGAGAAAAAATACTGGCCGTTCTGTCTCGACAGATGTAGCCGGCCATTTTGATTAACCGCCGTGATGGCGGAATTTTCCTCATACAGGAGCAGTAAAAATGGCAACCACAGCAGTCCCCTATGGGTCTGACCAACAAGTCAAGATCCAGTCGGTCGCCCTGTTCGCTGCGTGCATGCAGCGCAAGACCGGCCTCAATCGGATGTCCGGCGCGATGTCAAAACAGGCCGACGCCAGCGGAAATATCCGACTCGTCAGCACCAACAAAAAGCCGATCGTCCGGGTCCAGGAACTCACCAAGTCGGCCGGCGACGAAGTAACCTTCGATCTGGTCAATCCGGTCAAAGCCATTCCGATCATGGGAGACGAATGGGCGCAGGGCAAAGGCTCCGTGCTAACGTTCGCGCAGGACCGGCTGCGGATCAATCAGGCTCGATTCCCGATCAGCGCAGGCGGCGCAATGTCGCAACAGCGCACGCCGCATCAGCTCCGCCCGTTGGCGCAAGATGTCGCGCTGTCGTCACTTGAGCGATTCTCTGATCAGGCATCTTTGGTCCATCTCGCCGGCGCACGTGGATTCCACGACAACATCGAGTGGTGCGTGCCGACTACGGCGAATGCCGACTTCTCAAAGGTGATGGTCAACCCCGTCCGAGCGCCAACTCGTAACCGACATTTCCTCTCGACCGGGTCGGGCCTGGAGCAGGTGCCAACCGGCGGCTATACGATCGCCACGACGGATGTGATGAACTCTGATGTGGTGGATGGCATCGCCACCTGGCTGGACGGCATGGCCCTTCCTCTGCCTGGGGTCGAGTTCGAGAATGACGAAGCGGCGGCTGATTCGCCTGTGCGCGTGCTGATGGTGTCCGCCGAGCAGTACAACTCGTTCGTCCAGAGCACCAATTTCCGGACGCTGCAAGCGCAGGCCATCTCTCGGGCGCAAATGGCCAAGAACCATCCGGTCTTCCTCGGCGACGCGCTGCTCTGGCGGGGAATTCTCATCCTCAAGATGCCGAGGCCGATCCGTTTCTATCCGGGAGATACGGTCCAGTGGTGCGCTTCCACCACCTCTGCAACCGAGACAGCCGGGACGATTCCTGCGCTCGGCTCAGGGTACGCAGTCGATCGCGCCATTCTGCTCGGCGGCCAGGCCCTCGCGGAAGGGTTCGGGCGGCACAACGGAAGCGGAAGTTCATATTTCACCGCAGAAGAAACGACCGACTTTGGCAATCAGCGTGAGTACGTCGTTGGCGAGATCGGCGGGCGGTCGAAAATCCGCTTTCTGATCGATCATGGGAACGAGCAGCAATATACCGACTATGGCGTTGCGGTGATCGATACCGCTGTCCGGCTGGCCGGCGTTTAAGGAGGTTTGACAGATGGCAACAGTTACTAAGAAATCGCTCCGACAGGAAGTATCTCACGCCGGGGCATTCGGCAATCTCTGGTCGCAAATCTATACGTTCGAGACCAATTCTTCAGGGATATTCGTCAACTCGGACCTTGCGACGGCGGTGCAAATCGGTGATGTGGTCCGGTTCGGGATTCTTCCTGCCGGGATCAAGATTTCCGACGCCCTGGTGATCATCTCGGATGCGTTCGCGACATCGACTACCTACAAGCTCGGTTTCGCCTACGTCGACGGCGTCGATTCCACGGCGGTACCGCAGGATGATGACTATTTCATCGTTGCGGGAACCTCATCAGCTTCGGCCGCGCGAACGCCCGCCAACAATACGGCTGTCCGACCGATCACCCTGCCAAAAGAGGCTTACATCATCCTGACTCGGACGGGCGCGGCAGACTCGGCTGTTGGCATCATGGATGTCATTGTCAAAGGGACTCTGGTCGGCGTCTAACCCTATCGCGCCGGCCCAAGCCGGCGCATTTCCATGGATTCGCACAATGCAGGCACAGACGATTGTCTATATCGGACGCAGGCCGTATCACAAGGACTGCACCTACGGGACTGGAGAGTGGGTCAATGGACAGAGCAAGGTCGTTGATGCCGCTATCGCGTTCAAGATGTTGCGGCACCCTGATGTCTACCAGGACGGCGGGGTTGTTGCTGATGGTGATGTGTCAGATCCGGTCACTACGCAGAAAAAGGCGACTCCTGAGCATGAGACTGAGGAAACACTTGGGGCGCTTGACGCAATCAACACCATGGACACCGACGCCCTGTGTTCGTTTGTCGCCCAGAATTTCAACCAGAAACTGGACCGCAGGAAATCGCTGAATAACCTTCGACTCGATGCGGAGAACATGGTGCATCAGTTCGGAGTTGCGTCGTGAATCTCGGCACCCTGATCTCCAATTTTCGTATCGACGAGCGCGATACGAGCACTCCGCCGATGTTGGGGAGAGATCACCTTGTTAGGCTGTTCAACGAGGCCACTGAAGAGGCGGCGATTCGTAAAAGCCTGCTGCGTGAAAACCTAGAGTTTGTGTTGTCTGCCGGTGATTCTGAGGTTTCATTGCCACCACGAATCATCGAGGTGAGGACCGCTCGAATCGTCGAAGGCGGGGCTACTTACTGGCTTTCGCCCAGCAGCCGGCACGAGCAGGACAGGTTGTTCAGGAACTGGCGAGACACCGTTGAACGGCCGAGCGCATTTATCCACGACGACATATCGATCACGCTGAATCGGATCGTTTTGGCCTCTTCCGTGCTGAAACTGGAGTGCTGTCGAACTCCTGTGAATCCGATGGAAATCGATGAGGATGAGCCTGAGATCGCAGCGGTGCACCATCGTTATCTGGACGGATGGGTTCGGTATCGGGCCTACAGAGTGCCGGACGCGGACTTCATGGACAAAGACCGTTCAGATCGTGGGCTGGCCGACTTTGAAGACTATTTTGGCCGGCGGCCAACTGCAGACCATCGGCGGGACAACAACGCGGATCGGCCGCACAGGGTAAAGGCGTGGTGATGAATGGAATGACATCTGATCCTCGGGATCATGAAGCGTTCGTTCGAGAAATCGACTTGGGGGCATATGAATCCGCTGTGAGCAGCCTCCCGAGAGGAGTCATTCCGCGCCGCAAGGGGATGACGTGGAGGCAGCATCTGGGCGCCGAGATTGAAGCAATTGGGGGGAGAAAGCCGTCCCCGTATACCCCGCATTCACCCACGTGCTATCTGTTCCGTCATCCAGCGACGCTGAGCACGCATCGCTACCTGAACGAGTACCAGTTTTACGTCCCGCTCGAAAGCGATCCTGCTGACGGCACGAGATGGTATTACGGGATGTTCCTCGGAACCAGGAATGTGGCAGCCATGGTGCCGAGTATGAGCGACATCTGCCTGGCAAAACTGGCGAAATGCGTACCTCACACGTCGATGACGAAGGTCGGGACTTGGACGACTAGCCCCGCAAACCAAGCTGCTGGGGCGTTTAGCGCATCCGGGGCAGCGTATTCCGCGACGTGCCGGAGATCCTGCGCCCGGGCGCGATCACGCCCGAGGACATCGCGCGCTGCGCCGATCCGGACGCGCTCGACACCCTGTGCAACGGCCCCTACGCGGTCTGCCTCAACCCCGAGGGCGCGCCCTGCGGGATCAAGGACGAGGACACCGCGGCCCGC